CAAGACAATCACGAAGCTAGCATGGCCCTAAGCGAATTATATCGCAACGCCAAATATGCTATGGCATTATTAAAGATCATCGAACCCAACGATGCTATAGATGGTTGGGTACAGGCTAATCTAACCTCTGCTGCCGACATGTTAGATAAAGTAGGACACTACCTAGATTATAAAAACATCAATGGCCGTAAACCAGAAGTAGACATGGACGAAGATGACAACGTAGATGACACTGACGTAGGCGAAGCAGACGGTAGTATGGCTCGTGAAAATCTCCAAATAATCGTTGAATACAGTATTAAACTAATGGAGATGATCAAGCCCGGAGATAATCTAGCCAGCTGGGTCAGCATGAAACTAACCAAAGCTAGCGAAGCTATCAGTTCAGCTAAACACTTTATCGAATATCGACAATTTGAAAAACATGCGAGCGATGCGTTTGAAAGCAAACTAACACGTATGCTAGCACAACAACTAAGCGAAACAATGTCGCCTGCTAGCAACTTCGCAGGTTCAAAAAAAAACAAACTAGGATCGGCAGGACAACTTAAAGGCAACATGAAACGCCCTGCCCGAGCAGGGGATTTAGTTGGAGGGGCGGCGGAAAGTGTATCCGAAGATGACGAAGCTATGAGGAATTTCTTAGCCAAAGGTGGAAAAATACAACACGTAAAACCACAAAAAGGTCCAAAGTCTCCTGGATTAAGTTATGGTAGTAGACATATAGGTGCTTCCGGAGGTAGAGGTTCGAGTAAAGGCAAAGTGTCAGGACTAGGTGCCAGTACACATAAGTCTAGTAGTAAACCAGTAGTGACCGCTGAGCAAGTCGATGTAGATGCCCATCCAACGGATAGTGGCGATTATACATATTCTATCAACGGAAAGCCAGTAGAACCAGGAAGCGATCTACATAACAGTATAAAAGATCAACACATGGATCAGGTTAGTCCTATATACAAGCCACTTAAACAGATGATGAGCCAGCCAACTGATCAAAGCATGGGAGCAGATCCTCGTAAAGATTCAGAAAATGATGTACAGCCTAATGATGTTATTATCCCATCCCATCCAAAAGGACATTGGGTTAAAGTTAGGGACATAGGCGAAACCGATAACGAAAAACCAAAAACCGTAGCCAAGACCTGGGACGAAATGTCTAGCAAAGAAAAGCTCAGCGGAGTTAAGGGTCGTACAGTTTGGAATCCCAAGACACAAAAATACAGAACAGTATTTGACATGCCCGCTCAATCAAAGAAATAGTACGATCACGGGTCGCAGACTCGACTGCCAATTCGTTGATGCTACAAAAAGAAAAGTGGAAAAAATTTGTATTTTTGATCCCCGTGGAGCCACTTTAACAATCGTACTGCATAATTATTTAAAATAACCGTTGACATAGCTATTAGAGGCGTCTATAATAAGATATTAGGAGAATAAACATGGGAAAAGCATTTGGAGCGCCAGAACAGGCTAAAATCAAACAAATCGTTTCGGAAGGTATGACTGTTATGCAGGAGATACAGGATCTCCAAGAAGGCCTAAACGATACGATAAAGGCAGTAGCAGAAGAATTAGAAGTCAAGCCTAGTGTTATTAAAAAAGCAATCAGGGTTTCGATGAAGGATCAATGGGATCAAGTCTGGAGAGAATTTGATGATCTCGAAACTATTGTAGATATCAGTGGTCACTCACATCGACGCACTGAAAATGAATAACATAGTACATAGTATATTCGACTGGATACAACAAGATTATAAGAGTAATAGAATACGCTTTAGTCTTGAGGTCGTTGCTTGGGCTATATCTATTGGGTGTGCTATCACTATGGCCGCAACCGTACCAAACCCCCCATTATTTTTTCTCTATCCAATATGGATTTCTGGATGTTCTATATATGCTTGGTGTGCTTTTAGTCGGCGTTCCTTTGGTATGCTGGCTAATTATGTACTGTTGGTCACTATTGACTCAGTCGGCCTTGTAAGAATGATAATTAATTAACAATGAGAACGGCGTTGCGAGCCATAAGTCGCTATTATAAAGGTAAGCCGGCCATAAACGGTAGGAGAGAAATATGAGTTATGTAGACGCCATTTGGGCAAAAGACAACGACATCGTCAAGGTCGTTGAGAGAGATCCGAAAAAAGGTCGGATCTATCAAGAATTTCCTGCCAAGTATCTGTTTTACCATCCAGACGGCAGAGGAAAATACCGTTCGATACACAACGAACCGCTGTCAAAAGTTACTTGTAAAAATTTTAAAGAGTTTCAGAAAGAACTCAGGATACACAGTAATCAGAAACTTTATGAAAGCGATATCAAACCAGTATTCCGTTGCCTAGAAGAAAACTATCTCGGCAAAGATGCGCCTAAACTAAACATAGCATTCTTCGATATTGAGGTAGACTTTGATCCAGAACGTGGGTATGCGTCACCCGATGATCCGTTTATGCCTATCACTGCTATTGCTGTGCATCTACAGTGGTTAGATACGTTGGTATGCTTGGCAATTCCCCCAAAGACATTAACTATGGAGCAGGCCAAGGAACAGGTCAAGGACTTTCCAAACACTATACTGTTTGAATCCGAAGCCGAAATGATTGACACGTTCCTTAATCTAATTGAAGATGCCGATGTATTGAGCGGATGGAATAGTGAAGGGTTTGATATTCCCTATACTGTCAATAGAACCATACGAATATTGAGCAAAGAAGACACCCGTAGATTTTGTTTATGGGATCACTTTCCAAAGAAAAGAGAATATGAGAAATACGGAAAAGATGCTGTTACTTATGACTTGGTTGGTCGCGTTCATTTGGACAGTCTCGAGTTGTACCGTAAATATACCTACGAAGAACGTCATAGTTATCGATTAGATGCTATCGCGGAATACGAGCTAGGTGAAACAAAAACTGTTTACGAAGGAACTTTGGATCAGTTATATAATAATGACTTTAAGAAGTTTATCGAATACAACAGACAAGACTGTGCGCTACTAGATAAACTAGATAAGAAATTAAAATTTATCGATCTAGCCAATACTGTTGCTCACGAAAATACAGTATTATTGGCCACTACTATGGGTGCCGTGGCAGTTACTGAGCAGGCCATTATAAATGAAGCACACCATAGAGGACTAATAGTTCCTACTAGAGCCAATAGAGACGACCTAGTTGATACACAGGCAGCAGGTGCTTATGTTGCGTATCCCAAGAAAGGATTACACGACTACATTGGTAGCATGGACATCAACAGTCTGTATCCGAGTGTTATTCGTGCGTTGAACATGGGTCCAGAAACGATCGTTGGACAGCTACGTCAAACTTACACTAAAGCAGAGATCGAAGCCAAGATGGCCAAAGGTGACAGCTTTGCGGCTGCGTGGGAAGGTAAGTTTGGATCTAATGAATATGAATTTGTCATGAACAAAGACATAGCCAACGACATAATCATTGACTGGGAAAACGGCGAAACCGATGTTGTTAGTGGAGCACAGGCCTATGATATGATATTCGAAAGTAGTCAGCCGTGGATGTTAAGTGCCAATGGTACTATCTTTACATATGAATACGAAGGAATTATTCCGGGATTACTCAAGCGGTGGTATGCCGAACGTAAAGAAATGCAGGCCAAACTAAAAGAATGTATTAAAGCGGAGAACAAAATTGAAGAAGAATACTGGGACAAACGACAGCTCGTTAAAAAGATTAATCTTAACAGCCTGTACGGTGCTATCCTTAATGCTGGTTGTCGTTTTTTCGACAATCGTATTGGTCAGTCAACCACCCTTACCGGCAGATCAATTGCTCGTCACATGGCCGGCAAAATAAATGAAGTCATAACTGGCGAGTATAATCATATCGGCAAAGCTATTATCTATGGCGACACTGACAGTGCTTACTTTACAGCATATACAAGTCTCCGAAAAGAAATAGATAAAAAAGAAATTCCGTGGACTAAAGAAACTGTAATACAGCTATACGACTCTGTATCAGAAGAAGTAAATTCGACATTTCCGCAATATATGCTAGATGCGTTCCACTGTCCGAAGTCGCGTGGTGAAGTTATTAAAGCAGGGCGTGAACTTGTTGCTATAAAAGGCTTGTTTATCACCAAGAAAAGATATGCTGTACTGTACTATGATAAGGAAGGCAAGCGGGCAGACGTAGACGGAAAACCTGGTAAGATCAAAGCCATGGGGCTTGACTTGAAGCGCAGTGATACTCCGGAGTTTATGCAAAAGTTCTTAGAGGATATCTTAACAAGAGTTCTAAACGGCTCGGGAGAAAAAGAAATCCTCGACCTTATTGGAGAATTCCGAACAGAATTTAAGGCGCGGCCTGGTTGGGAGAAAGGCTCGCCTAAACGTGCCAACAATATTGCCGAGTATCAAGAAAAAGAAAAGAAGGCAGGTAAGGCAAATATGCCCGGTCATGTTCGTGCTAGCATTAACTGGAATACTCTTAAACGCATGAACGGCGACAAGTACAGCGCCAATATTGTTGACGGTATGAAAGTTATCGTTTGTAAAGTAAAAGATAATCCATTGGGCTATACCAGTATAGCGTATCCTACGGACGAACTTCGTTTACCTAAATGGTTCCAAGAATTACCATTCGATCATTCTGAAATGGAAGCAACTATCATTAACAACAAACTTAAAAATCTCATTGGTGTTCTGGAATGGGATTTAGAATCTACCACCCAGAATAATACGTTCGGAAGTTTATTCAGTTTTGAATAAAATTTATTTGACATTTGTCACAAACCTAAATACAATCATATAAAGGAAATTATTATGCAATCACTCTTAAAAGACATCGTATCTCATACACACAATCTCGGTTTTCTGAATACCGTTAAGATTACCGGAACAGAAGATAAAACAAATATCGACTCTATGGCAGATGACCGTAGTGTTATCATGTACGCAGAGACTGCCTCCCCCTATGCAGATCTAGTAGGCATCTTTGGTATGCCGCAGTTGAACAAGTTGAAATATCATTTAGAGTGTCCCGAGTATAGAGAAAAGGCCAAGATTGAAGTTGTACACGCTGATCGCAACGGAGAAACATTGCCCGTTGGATTACACTTTGAAAATGAAACTGGCGACTTTAAGAATGATTACCGTTTTATGAACACTGAGATCATCAATGAAAAATTAAAGACGATCAAGTTTAAAGGTGTTAAGTGGGATGTTGAAGTTAATCCTACTGTTCAAAGCATTCAACGTTTCAGTTTCCAGGCTGCTGCCAATACTGAGCACACTACATTCCTTACTAAAACAGAAGGCGGGAATCTAAAGTTTATCTTTGGTGATCAAAGCACACACGGTGGTGAATTTATTTTTGCCACTAATGTAGCAGGCAACCTAAATAGAGCATGGACTTGGCCTGTTGCTAGCGTATTGAATATCCTAAAGATCGCAGATGCTAACAATGCCAAAGTCAGCTTTAGCAATGAAGGCGCTATGCAGATTGAACTTGACAGCGGTATCGCAACTTACAAATATATTATTCCAGCACAGGCATGATAAAAGGGTTAACAGGCAGTCGGGGCATTGCTGTAAACGGTGGCAATACTGCCTTGCCCTATGTTGGACCCAACCCCAATAACCCTGTCCAGGGTATGATACGTATTAACAACACAGACTTGGAAGTGTTTACCGGCGCAGGTTGGCAAGTGATCAATACAAGTTATGCTACTGCCGAGCTCGACACTGAAACGATAATGTTGTTAGAATGGGCAAGGAAAAAGAAACGTGAAGAAGAATCGTTATCAACTTACTCACATGACCATCCTGCTGTCAAGATAGCCAAACAAAACCTAAATAAAGCCAAAGCAGAAATAAAACGATTAGAAGAACAATTAAAAATTACAGAGATACTAAGCCAAGATGAAACAACCACCAGTTAATTTAACACCGCTGCAAAAAGACTATGCTGTCTATTTGCCAGCTATCAGCAGTTTTTATAGTACCTATATTGCCAAACAAAGATTAGAAAAGTTTATTTCGGATGATCGAGTTCCTAAAGGATTTGATCGAGGTATTGAAGGTATGAACTTTTTAAATCCAGAAGAAGGATATTTCACCTATAAGTATGGATTGTATTCTGCAGGTCATGCACAGTTGGATCTTAATAAGAGCTTAACACAAGAGTCAATGATACAACAACGTGATCGCGGTAACACTATGATCCTAGGTGACTCAGGTGGATATCAAATTGGTAAAGGTGTTCTTAAGTTTGACTGGCTAGATTTTGAAGGCGCAAGTGCTAACAAAACTCGTCAAAGCATTTTAGAATGGCTTGAACTTACAGCAGATTGGTCTATGATGCTCGACGTTCCGACATGGGCTTGTGATCATATTCATAGTCCAAAGACTGGCTTAAAGACATTTGAAGACTGTTTGGATAAAACTTGCTTCAATAACGATTACTTCTTAAAGAATCGCTTAGGTCAAACTAAATGGCTTAACGTTCTACAAGGTGGTGATTGGGATACCGCAGAACGTTGGTATCAAGGTGTAAAAGAATTTAGCGATCCGGTAGGCAAATATGCTGGGTGTGAAGCAGAAGGGTGGGCATTCGGTGGTGCTAATATGTGTAAAATGGATATTACTCTTAAGCGTCTAATGACACTTAGAGAAGACGGTTTGCTGAAGGGCAAAAACTGGATCCACTTCTTGGGTACAGCGCAACTTGACTGGAGTTGTTACTTAACTTTGATTCAAAGACAAATCAGGAAACACATTAATGAAGAAATTACCATATCTTTTGACTGCGCCAGTCCGTTCATCGCAACAGCGCACGGACTTGTCTACACAAACGCACAACACAGCCCAAAAAGGTGGAGCGTTATTATGGACAAAGCCCCAGATAATAAATCACTCTCAGGGAGTGACATCCCGTTCCCCTTCGAATCAACAATCGGCAGACGTTTAACAATGGGCGATATTGCCTATTACAATCTAGGTGAGCGTAAGACTGATACAGAGTTAGGGTTAGATTCCAAGGGAAAACAAATTAAGTTTGATCACTTAGAGCCTGATCATTACAATGTTGTTCCTAAACTTAATAAGTTAGGTAAGATTCCAAACAAAACCAGTTGGGATAGTTTTGCCTACGCACTAATGATGGGGCATAATGTCGAATGTCATATTGTTGCTGTGCAGAGAGCACAACAATTAATGGATATTGAAATTGCTAGATTTAAGCCAAATTGGAGAACATGGGGTATTGAAGGTAAGAAAGAAAAAGAATTTAGCGACTGGGTTCCCCGTAAAATTTTATATTTTGCTACCTTCATTGAAGAATTATTTAATACAAAAACCAAAGCAGAAGCATTTGATTTAATCGATAACGCTGTTGTATTCTTACGCAGTCTAGAAGGTGCTCGATTACAAGGCGGTCCAGTAACTTATGCCAACAAAGGATTCTTAGAATTCGAAGATGGAAAAAAGGCCGAGGAAATTGATCTAGCAAATCCAGACGATGATGAACTGAGAAAACTATCCGAAGAGATCGAATGAAATCAGATTCCAAATTTAGAGAATGGGTTAGGCGAATTTGGATAGAAAATACTGAAGAACGCTTGACGTTCAATGAAAAATCCTATACAATAAAAGAGTACTGGGATATGTACAAATATTGGTTGAAAAGAGAATATAGGCATCAACAAAAAAATGAAACGTGATTATGAAGGTGGTATTAAAGACGATGTAATCTTCTTCATTGGCAACGAAGTAGAACATACTCCTGCGTATGGTATGAGAACACTATTTGTAACAGGATTACAATCAATTTATCAAATCTTATCAGCTAAGGGAATTGAAGATATCAATCATATATTCTTCGGCGCTAATCATAGTTTTGATCCCAAAACTCCAGAAGAATGGAGAGGATGGGAAAAAATGATCGAATTCTTTTTAGATCAAAATTATTTGTGTAGCCTAGATATTCCATTAAGTGCTGTAGAAGAATTTAATGACGGCGGGCTAAATGATTACAACAACTTCATTCCGCAGATAAGAGTTCCAATTCCATATATTAAATTATGGAATTATAACACAATGCTTAAAATCGATGATAAAGATTTCCGAGCAACAAACCCCGGCGTGTGGTCTCATAGCCTACACGATTTAAAAGACCGTAAGAAGTTCACTCCGTGGGCAGATTACAAAAATGATAAAGTCATTTAATGATTACTCCAACAGAAACGCTTATTCTTAATATTGTTCGACATCATTTATTAGGAAGGCAACTACCAAGCAACCAATATGGAGATGCCGGAAGAGCATGTGAATTCTTGCTAGAAAGCATAGGTATTAATATTAATAGAGGAGCAGGATGCGATATACCCGAAATAGGATGGGAGGTTAAATGTCGCAAAGGAACCGCAACTAGTGCCCAAACAGTTACATCAATGCATCCTAGCAATGTTATCGTTACACCTTATAGACTTTCGCCCGTCTATGAAAAGATACAAAAGCAATTAAGGTTTACATCAAATGATTTAGACATTATAATTGCTATTGATCTGTGCGACTTTGATCAACCTCAAATACAAGATCTAATTGAGATCGGTTATGAACACGCAAGATCATTAATTAGAGCAAATCCAAACATTACATATACTCCATACGAAGGTTTTTGGGGATATTTCGAAAAAACAAAAAAAGATCGCCCGGAACTTGATTTTAGATTCGCAGATGGCGATATGGAAAAACTATTAGCAATGACTCACTCAACTTTTCAGGATATATTTACATATGGTAATTAAAGAAGACATTCGGCCCAATAAAATGATTTGGGTAACCTTCCGCAAAGAGGGTATCCATAAATATCCAGCGGCCTTGACAGATCCAACATTGGCCACAGGAGACGAATATGACGTATCGTTTTTGGGCTATCCTCATCGCCACATCTTTCATTTCAGGGTGTGGATCAGTGTGCTCCACAATGACAGGGACATCGAGTTCATCCAATTCAAACGATGGCTCGAGTCGCTGTATAATGGTCAAGGTTCCGTTCTGAGCCTTGACTACAAGAGTTGCGAAATGATGTCTGACGATTTGTTTGACGTTATTTCCAATAAGTATCCAGGTCGTGAGATCTGGATTGAGATCTCCGAAGACGGAGAAAATGGTTCATTTATCAAATATTAATTCTATTAAGGAAATAACATGGCATTGCCACAATATGTTACTAAAACTCTGCGTATGAAACCAGAGGTCACTAAACTCTTTGACGATCTCGACGCATGGTTAGATCATTGTCGGTTGAATCTCCTTCCCTACAACCAGGCAGACTTATATAGAAGCCCTGACTATAGGAATTTCCAACGTGAGCAAGAATATTTAGAACGCAAGGCTCGTAGAGAATCTAAAGCTAGACAATAATGACTACTGTTTTTCTCGTTGATTTAGAAGCGGTCGATACAAGGTATACTGGTCAGTGGAAGCGCCATGTACCTGAACTTTTACTAAAGGCTGGACACAATGTCAACATTATATCAGGTCCTACGGACATTCCTAGTGCTACCACTCCTGGCGCATTTCTCAACTTTGGCGGCACTAATATATACAAGGCTAGTCAAGTTGAACAATTGGGTCGCTTATTTTGTAGCGGATCCGTTGATCCTGGTGATCATTTTTTATTCACTGACGCTTGGCATCCTGGCATTGTTAACTTAAAATACATGAGTGAGTTGTTGGGCATTCCAGTAACAACACACGGTTTGTGGCATGCTGGCAGTTATGATCCTCAAGATTTTCTAGGTCGTCTAGTTGGCAACAAGCCTTGGGTTAGACACGCCGAAAAAAGTTATTTTTGGGCATTTGATCACAACTACTTTGCTACTGAGTTTCATGTTAAGTTATTCATAGACGAATTGCTCATGGACGGAATGAAGGAAGAAAATCCGTGGTATGAAGAGGATTTTGCTGAACGCTATGACAGTGGCAAAATTGTTCGTACAGGTTGGCCTATGGAGTATATGAAAGACACATTGGAGAACTATAATACCAATCCCAAGCGTGATTTGATTCTGTTTCCACATCGCATCGCTCCAGAGAAACAGGTTGAGATCTTTCGCGACTTGGCTACACAGTTGCCGCAATATGAATTTGTCGTCTGTCAAGATACGCAGTTGGAAAAACACGAATATCACAAATTATTAGGTCGTGCTAAGATAGTGTTTAGTGCCAACTTACAAGAAACATTGGGCATCAGTTGTTATGAAGGAGCACTAGTGGATGCCATTCCTATGGTTCCGGATCGTCTTTCATATACCGAAATGTATTACGACGGATTTAAATATCCTAGCGAATGGACACAAGATTGGGAAAGCTATCTGATCCATCGTCAAGAACTGTGTCATCACATCATTGTAACTATGACACATTATGAAAAACGCTTGCCACAATTACATAAGCAAACCGGCGATTTGTCTAAATATTTCTTTAGCGCAGATCGTTTGTTGGAGAATATTAAATGATTGAGTTCGATGATTTTCAATTACCAAAAATTGGCATAGTAGGATTAGGATTTGTAGGCGGGGCCATTAAAAATAGTATTAGCGGCCTTAATCTAGTTTTGGTAGACAGCGACCCTTCCAGGGGTTCCGATAAATTTGAAGATCTCTTCAAATGCGAAGGTGTATTTGTTTGTGTGCCTAGTCCGCAAGGCGATGACGGCAGTTGCGATACCAGCATATTAGAAGAAGTACTATATAAACTAAAAGGATACACAGGCGTTATCATTAGTAAATGTACCGTTCCTCCTAAGGTCTATGAACGGTTAAATGAGCAATATCCTAATCTCGTCCATGCTCCTGAGTTTTTAACAGCTGCCGCTGCTGACAGAGATTATATCAACGGAAGATTTGTGTTTATTGGAGGTAGCGTGGTCGCTTACCAACACGAAGCAGAGCGCATTATTCGAATAACACAACATAATCTAAGTAAAGTTGTCTACTGTACGATCAGTGAAGCGGCACTGGCCAAATACACGATTAATAGTTTCTTAGCTACTAAAGTAGCCTTCATGAATGAAATTTATTTCCTATCACAGTCTCTAGGATTAAATTATAATAAAATCGCAGAAATGGTTTCTATTGATGAGCGTATCGGGCGTAGTCACATGCGTGTTCCTGGCCCAGACGGAACATTTGGGTTTGGCGGCGCTTGCTTTCCTAAAGATACTAGCGCCTTATTAAAATTCGCAGAAGAACAAGGCGTGGTTATGAACATAATCAACTCTGCGGTTAAGAAAAATACACTACTTAGGTTGACGGAGCCTAAATAAAAGTGTTATAGTATAACAACGGCAATCCACTGCCTTAACATCGGAGAATAATAAATTGACAGATAAAAAAGAAACAGCACTTGACGCAATGGCAGGCAATGGCGGCTATCGAGAAGAAAAGTATCTAGGCAACTATCTTCGTTTCAAAATGAAGCGAGAAGGTAAACGTTTTTGGGCAGGCGATAACATCAGCGAATACATTGACAACGAGCATGTCAAAGCTCAATTGATCGACGAAGCCGCAGAAGCATTTGAAACTGTTCTTGATCGTTTGCTGATCGATCGTGAAAATGATCCTAACTCAAAAGGCACAGCACGTAGGCTTGCCAAAATGTACTTTAATGAAATAATGGCAGGAAGATATGAACCAGCACCAGACGCAACAGCATTTCCAAACGACTCAGCGGACCGTTACGAAGGTATGTTGGTTGTTCGAAGTGAGCTTCGTTCTATGTGTA